TCCTTGTTTCTAGCAGGAATCTGCTGAAGGTTCGGGTTCTGGTAAGAGAACCTACCTGTAACCGTACCACCTCCAGCGTTCCTTAACTGATTTATCTCTGCATGTATTCTACCGTTATGCTCATAACGTAGTATAGAATCTAGGAATGTTGTATGTGCTTTGTTAATCTCTCTTGCTTGTGCAATCATCTTAACAACAGGATTCGGATGTTCCTGTAAAAAGTTTTTTGTAAAAGATGGTGCACCTGTTTTATCTGTTGTCGGATATTCTAGTCTCAACATATCAAATACATTTGCAATAGATCTAGCTGCCCAGATCTGTGTATCAATATTTGTTTCACCTTTTATCTTGTGCAGTAATTCTTTTTCTTGTGCTACAAATTCTTTCTTCATAGCATGTGCTCGCTCTACATCCACACGTACACCTTTGAATCTCATGTCAACAAGACATGGAAACAGATCAGACTCCAGGTCAAATATATCTTCTAGATCTTGATTAATAATTTCTTTTTTCATCTCTTGCCAAAGACCAAGTGTTACTTCAGCATCACGTTCAGCGTATGCACCAACATGCATTGCAGGTAGTTTGTACATTTCTGATTTAGGATCTATGCCCCACTCTTCTGCAGCTTCTGCAAGTGCAGCTTCGTTCTTACCATAACCAAGATAATGCCATGATAAACTATTGAGATCATAACGAAATCTGTTCTCATCGGTTAACGCAGATGCAATCATTGTGCAGGCTATGTCACCGTTTATTTTAAATCCCATTGCCCGTAGCCAACAAACATCATAGATAGCATTGTGAAAAACTTTTGTAGACGGAGCTTCAAGTATATCTTTTAACCATGCCAAGACTCTAGATCTATCCATGTTTCCGCCACCCTCATGTGCAATAGGAAAGTAACCTTTATAAAATTTTGTAGCAACAGCGATGCCTATAACTTCACCATTACCAATAACAGAACCAGATCCTTTCTTAATCAGGTCAGGATCTTTTGTCTCCAGGTCAATTGCTATTTCATCTACGTCACGTAGGTCTGGAAACTCAGTAGGTTTTACCCACTCAGTCTGTGCTTCAAACTTAGGTATCTTCACGAGTAATCCCTTTCCAATATCATTTCCAAATAATGTATTGCCTTCTTTATATCTTGCTCTCTTCCTTTCGACTGGTGTCGACAGATATATTTTATAGCATTGCCTTCTGCAAAAAGCAATTTGTTTTCGTTTATAAACTCTGCAGGCTGAATTTTCATTGAACGGTAGTGCTTCCCGCCTACCTGCTCTTCTAATGAATTGTATGTTGTACCTTTAAATAAATCCTTCGATGTCATAACCTTGATCCTCCTTTTTTGCTGCCATGATGTATAAGTTTTGTTTTGTTCTTGTCACCCCCACATACCAAACTCTGTGTTCTTCGTCCTGTTTATCAGAACTTTTCTCAACTGCATCTCGTATTGTTTTTGTATTGTCTAGTATCAATAATACATTGTCTGCTTCTCCACCTTTTGCAGAATGTATTGTAGATAATTTTACTCTTGGATCCTTTCTTAATTCTTCTCCATTGCTTAACATTTCTCTTATGTATAGACACTCCTCATAGTCAGATGTAAACTCATCATACCAAGGTATGTTTTTATCATAACCAAACTCTTCCAGGTTATACATTCTTTCTTCTGATAATTGTTCATCAGTGCTAGTGTATTCAAATATATCTTTTACTTCTGCTAGAGATAAGTCGTCACCTTTTTGCCAACGTATGTAGTTTAGAATACTTCTAAACAAGGTTACCTTGTAACTCTTACGATCTTTGTATTCAAAATAAATACCACGTTCTTTTAGAAAAGGTTTGAGTCTATTTAGTTTGTCATTGTATCTTGCAAGAACTAACCAACTACCTTCATCAATTGGTACATCTTCAAGACTGTAAACATAATTTACCGTGCCTTGTTCTTGTCTTGCTTTCCAATTTTTTTGTACACGTCTATCTTCTGGAATTAGTTTTAATATCTTGTCTGCAATGTTTTGTACGTTTTGCGGAACCCTGTAAGATTGTGGCAAAATTATGTCCTTCTTTGAAATTTCCTGCTGAAATTTTTTTACATCTGCGCCTGCCCAGCCATAAATTGCTTGATCATCATCACCTGCTAGTATAACATATTTGCTATTTTCCTTGATAATATTGAACATTTTCCACTGTATTGGTGACAGATCCTGAGCTTCATCAACGAAAGCTACATCATATTTCGGACACAATCCTGACACAATAAATTTGTCAATCATGTCTGTAAAGTCTATAAGGCCGTAAGATTTTTTGTAATTTATTACCTCATCAGCTATGATTTTTAACAACCTCTTGTCCATGTCCCCTGAGTACATGTCTGTATTGTACTCTTCTTCTATCGTAATATTTTTTATTCTAGCTGAATTTATCAGATTGAAATACTCACTATCAGAATTAATAAAACCTGTAGACTCTTCACCATTAGAATAGACTGTAACTTCGATACCCAGCTGTCTTCCTATATCTTCGTAGTGTTCGTCCTGCATAACCTGAGCTTTCTTCATACCCAATTGATTGAAGGCAAGAGAGTGTAGCGTTCTAAAATGTTTGAGATCTTTTCTTTGAAAGGCTGTGTGGTAGTCTAGCATTCTGTCGATAGCTTCGTTTGCAGCTTTAGTAGTAAATGCAAAGTATCCTATCTTATCAATAGGTGTTCCTAGTTTTAAAAATGTTTTGACATACTTCAATAGCTTTGTTGTTTTCCCCGTTCCCGGAGGCCCGAATAATTTTCTACTGATCATATTATATCCGTCTTATGTTTCGTTTGTGTATGGTGGATGGGTACCTCTTCAAATGTTTGTACATTTATTTGTATAATATTCTTTGTTGATGAATGATATTTGCCCGCTTCTTTTGATGGAAATCTTTTCTGTTCTAGAAACTCTATCTCACATTCTTGATACAGTACCTGCATCATACGTCCTGTTTTATCTTCACTGTACTTCCAATTCTTTGCTTTTAGTTTGTCATAAAACTTATCAAACTTAAAGAATGCATACTCACCTTCTATCAATACTGCTCCTGTTTTAAATGCAGCATCGCTTGTAGCTTTTGGTCCATGTATCTTTGCATGTATAACATCATGTAATTTTTCTTTTGGTGATGTACCTACCGGTGGCTGTACAATCTTTTGTGTTTGATACAATGCATCCATCACAGCTTGCTCTTCATCATTCTTGATTAGTGGTGGTAAGAATCCTGCAGCTTTTGATATTGAGTTACGTCTCTTACGCTGATCATTCAAATGTTCTACATTCTTACAATGCACTGTCGCTGTACCGATACCATCTGGTTTTGTTACATCAAATTCGTATTCAGGTTCTGGATCCAGGTCTATCTTCTTCAAGTTTGTCAATACAGGATAAGAACCTTTTGATCCTGCTAAGACTCCAAACTTTTTCTTAACACAAATACCTTTCTTACAATTTTCACTCAGTGGACTTTGTGTACAGGTGTAACCTTTAGAACTTCTGTTCCATGATTTTACTTTTTGATTTAAAAACTTTTGATCCCATGCGTTTGCATGTACGCCAGCAAAATATTTTACTGGTGCATTCATAACTTTCTGTTGCCAATTGTCTGGATACTTCATCTTAACCATGACATGATAGTTGTACATAAATCTATCTTTGCCATCAAAGTTTTCGTTCCTAGATAATTTAGATATTGCTGCTAGACATGGCGGACCTTCTGTAAATTCTTCGTCCACACCTTCCATACTTTTTGTTTCGATCTCTTCTGTAATTTCTTTCAGTCTTTCTTTTGTAACCAGGTTTGCACTGATCACCTTCATGAACTGATCCAGCGTAAACGTCGTACCGTCAACGTTCAAAGCCTTACGTTCCTCCCCAAAGTATGGTAGATTTATAAATTGTCCTGGTCGTAATTGACCTGTCTCACTATCTTTTGTTAGCTGTGTTTGTTTTGGAAATATTTCTGTATCTTGTTTAAGTCCAAACAAAGATAATAAATTTGTAAGAAAAGATTTTACATTTTTAGAATCTGTAAATGTATCCATAAATAAAAATAAATGTAGTCCACCACTCTTAGATTCGACTGGTAGTAAAGGTAATTCGTATTGTTGTATGATGTCTATGTAATCTTTTTTGTTGAAGTCAGCATAGTCTTTTGGATCTATGTCTATGACACCAAACCTAACTTCTGATTCTTCTGTACATGGTTGTATACCAATAGATAGTTTACCATCTAAGTGTTGTTGATAAATATCTTTGGTAAGTTCTTCGAAGTTCCATCTGTAGACAGGTTTCTTTTTTCCTGTCTCAGAATCTATCTTGGAATCCTGGTGATTAAAGTCAGCCACACCGTAGGCATTCCTGTATCCGTTAAAATATTCTATGTATCTTTCCATAATAACTGTTATGTGGGCCGTCTACTCTCGCTTTCGGCCCACACTGTGCACATATCCCGAAGGAATTATATAATGCTAGCTTGGTCCTTTGGTTTCTCTTCACCATGTTTAGCCTTCACACTTCCTTTAGAAATGCTATCGCTGAAACCTTTGGCTTGATCGTAAAGACCTTTGTCAGTTACTGGGCCAACTTTACTAACTTCCCAACCAAACCAAGTGCCTTTATCGTTTGACATTTGAGTAGTTTTTAGTTTGTAAATGTGGCTGAAAGATGCCGGTGTAAACATTCCGTTTGCACCCTTCATCTTAATACCAGACATCATTGAGTTCCACTTTCTACTAATTTTTAATTGAGTAGATTTCATAGAGATCAACGCTGTTC